CCCATCGTAGCATTCGGTGCTGAAGGCTGCGTTGACCAGCTCGAACAGGACTTCGTCCGGATGCGTCGAGGCAGACTGCCCGAGCATTTCGAAGCGCGGTGCATAGAGGCCGAGCTTGTCGTCTTCGATATCGTCGCGGGAAACGCCGATCGTTGACTCAAATTTGCGGTTCTTGATCGTGTAGCCCTTGGAAGAGAGCGACTTGATCTGGCGGTCGCCGATCCATTCGCGAAGCTTCGGAATGTCACCGAGCCAGCCGTATGTTTCCTCGCCAGCGGTCGACGTCACGACCGTGGCAAGCAGGGTGTACATCGCGGTGTACCCTGCGAAACCCTTCTGGAAGGAGGTCTTGAAGCCGCGCTGTGCTGCGGCAAGAAGTTCGGGCGTTATGACGCGTGCCATTGAAAACGGTCCTGAGATTGGAGTTGTTAGAAGCCGACGCGGACGAAAATCTGCCCGCCTTCGATGTGCATGATCTTGCCGGCGGCCGAGCGAGTGCCGGTGCCATCGGTCTTGGCAACCGTCTGGTCATCCACGACATAGGCGGTTTTGCCGATGTCGCCGGCAGCAATGGCGTCGGCCGAGTGGTTGGCGAAACCGAAGGTGCCTCGCCGGAACGGGACCTTTTCAGCGCCGTCAGCACCCGCGTTCTTTACCGTCTTCTCGGAAACGCCGAGAACGGTGAGGCCGACCGCAACCTTGCCCGGCAAGGCGAGGCCGTTCTCGGCCACGACCAGCGCGCCCTGCAGAATGGTCGTTGCGCCCTTGACGGGTGCGGTGGAACGGAGGCCTTCGGTCTCTGCCGGCTGGCGGGCCTGCGACATTGCGGTCATTTCGGTTCTCCTTCAGGGAAAATTTCGATCAGGCGGCGGTCAGGCCGTTTGCCTTGCGGAATTCTTCTTCCGTCAGGCCGAGTTGCGTCATGACCTCGCGGTCCTCGGCGGACAGTGTCGCGGTGGCATCGTCGGGGCGGCGCTGATCAAGGTTGGAGGCAGCAAGACCGACACCGAGGGTTTCGATCAGCTTTTTCACCTGCTCGAAACCTTCCGTCGATGTGGCGAGCGCCTCGTAGCTTTCGCGCTGTGCCGGTGTGATCTTCTTTGCCTTCAGCGCGCCTTCGAGCAGCGTGTCGACCTTTTCCTTATGGACAGCCTTCTTGCCGTCCTCGATCTCGGTCGACAGCGTCTTGATCCTGTCGAGCGCTTCCTGATGCACGGCTGGATCGATGCGGGTTTTCAGGGTGGTGATCGCCGAGAGGCAGGAAGCCTCGGAGGCGTCTTCATTGAGGCCAAGGGCGGCGGCGAGTGCTTTGAGCATGTTCGTTTCCGTTTGAGTTGTTGTCGTGAGGGTTGCCGACGCGACGGCCGGCATTGATGCGGCGGGGGCAGCGACTAGCGCGGCCGAGTGAAGCCATGTGGCTTTGCCGTTGTCGTCGGCCTTGAATGTGGGAGAGACATACCGGTGGGTACGCGCACCAAGAACGCGGATGCCTTCCTCCAGCCACTCGACCCTGCCGAAGAGACCGTCCGGGCGCGCTTCAAGCTTGTTGATCCAGCCGATCGCGGGCGCGGCGTCACCGAAAATGGCCTTCTTGACGGTAGCGTGATCGATATCGATCGGGAGATCGACGGCATCCGCTTCGAAGCGCGACACCAGCAATTCCGGGTCGATGGTGAAAACGCGACCGTCTCGGGCGTTCAGCTTTCCTCGCGGCGCGAGCTTGATCCACTCCGGTCCCCGCTTGGTCTCGGAAGACGCGGCGGACGGATCAGCGGCATAGGCATCAAGCACGGCGATACCCGTCATCGCATCGGCGGCGTTCGGGGTCGCTTCAGGAGCAAGGCAGGAAAGGAGAAGGTCGGGGCGCTGTGTCATCATGACGGCCAATCTAGCCATCAATTTCAAGCGCTCGGGCTGACACCTGTCAGCACGGCAAAATCAGTTCGTTTGGGGGAATGTCCGCATCTAATCCTCTTGGGGGGCGAGGATCAAGAGCAACGTCAAAATTGAAGCACGATTAAAGGCCGTGGGCGCGAATTTTAACCGTGGATGAAAGAAGGGGCGTGAAACCCCTTCACGCGCGTCTGTGGCCGTTTTATCGTGTCGGTCATCGCAACATGGGGAAATGGGTAATGAGGCAGGTTCTGGCGCTGGCAATCTTGGCCGCAATGAGCAGTTTCGCATATGCGGCCGACTGGCCACCTGCGACGGATTATCTGAACGGCCTTGAAGACTGCAGCGCCAGCAAGCAGCCCGGCAGCTGCCAGTATTCTCGCGACGTGTGGGTGAAGGAATACGGCGAGGCGGTTAAGGGCGAATACCAAGGGCAGCGCAACGTAGCTTACTGCCTCTCCACGGGATGTCACGGCGCGATCCGGGTAAACAAAATGCTCGGATGCGCATGGAGATTTGTTATCCTCGAAAGCGGACACCTCTCGGCTGACAGCAGCGATACCAGCAATCTGGAATATTATTGCGGCCCCGAGAACGTCGACAAGGCCGAGCGGCGTGCTGCTGAAGCGCAATCCCGCCGGATGCTGAAAATGCTGGGTATATGATTGCGCCAGCGATCCCATAAGCTTATATTTACAAAAGCGCGGCAGAGAAGTCCGTAGCCCTAGATGGCCCTTGGAGGGAGCCGGGTAAAGCCCCGGAATCGGTCCCTCCCTGCCGCGCTTCATTCCCACGGCCATTTGAAGCCTGCCCGTTCCACCTGCCTTCTTGCCTCCCTCTCGTCTTTCTGATGCAGCGAGTTCGCCCGCATGTAGCCGTTCTGGCTGATTGAAACGAAAGAGCGCCAGACCGACTTTCCTGCACGCCAGAAGATCGAGCGCGTGTTTTCCTTGCCGCGCAGGTCGGGCAGGATTTCCCCCGAAGACAATAAGTCTGGAAGGGTCGCAAAATCCTCCACAGGCATCTTGTGGCGCTCAATGCGCTCGGCGATCGCCTCACTGGTGATGGATATGACGGGCGACTTCGCGCCGAGCTGCTCCGCCAGAGCCGTGTTATGTCCTGCTGGCAACCAGACCTTTTGCGGCAACCGTGGTGCGATCTGCAGATAAGGATCGCTCCAAAGCTCCTTCAGGACGCGGGTGGCGTCACCATGATCCGCCTCGGCAAGCTTCGCCTCGAAATTCTGGATCAACGTTTCGGTGCGGGCAAGACCGGGATTGGTCGCCCATCCGGCATCAATGCCCGCCGGCACCATCGAGATCTCGCCAGTCCGCCGATTACGATACGCGACATCCGGGCCGAGTTCCGGCAGTTCGTCCGTGTACCAGATGGAAATGTCGTTACCGTCCTCGTCTTTGCCAATGACGCGCTTTGTACCGATGAGTGTTTTCGCCTCACGATCAGAAATCATTCGCACCTGGCACTTGCACATCCAGCCGTTGGGCGGCCAGTGCGTGCGCCAGAATGGATGGTCGATCGGCAAGATCAGCCCGACCCATGCGAGATGCTCCGGGCGGGGATCGGCAGAGGTGGTGCGGACATAGAGAACATAGGGCAGCACCCGTTTGGATCGCTGCGCCCGTTCCCACTGGCCGGCTGCTCTGGCGGAGTTCATGTTCGACCAGAAAATGGTTTTCAGACGCCGGTCGCTGGCAAAGTTCACCATGCGATCAGGATCGATGCCCTCCGGATCGGAGACCATGCGCGGTCCCCACCATCCGAGCTTCACCAGCTCCTTCTGGATATCGAGCTTCCAGTTCTCATAACCCCGGCCGGTTGTCAGGGCGTTCGAAACGGTCGAGCGGAACGCATTGAGCACGTCCAGCTCGACGGCCTTGGCAACTGTGAATTTATAGGCGTGCTCCTCGGCCCACACATCCAGCCACGAAAACGCCGGCGCATTGGTCTTTCCGTCAAAGTACCTGACCACGCCGGCCGGCGGTGTGAGGGCTTTCCTGATCTCGGCCATGCCGGTCAGTCCGCGATATCGCCGATACCGCGAGCGATCGCGGTCAGCCGGCCGAGGCGTTCTGCCAATTTCGTGGCATCAGGGCGCTGCGTTTGAAGCAGCTTTAAAGCCGCTTCAAAGCTGCCGGCCGTCTCAACGATCGCGGCGATCGGCTGCACAATCGGATCAACCATCTGCTGCCAATCGTCCATGGCGTCTATGAAAAGTTTGTCGAGCTGCTCAAGCGCGTCCGGCTCTCCGGCCTCGGCCGCCGCCAGCGCCTCACATGCTCCGCAATGGCAGGCGCGACGATGATCAGAGACGATGGCCGAGAGAGCCGCAACCTTAGACTTGACGTCTTCTTCCTCGGCCGTCTTCTTCGCATCTTTGACGGGGTCGGTTTTCGGAGAGGTCTTCGGCTCCGGCTTTGTCTCGACAGTCGGTGTCGCCGACGTCGCCGGCGGCGTCAGAAGCTCGTCGCCTTCCTGCGGATCGGACAGACCGACCTTCTCGCGGATTTCGGCCTGCTTTACCTTCAGGCCGAGTGGTACCAGAGTTCCGAGCGCTTCCGACAAGGCTTTGACATCCTCGGGATCGGGAACAGGCAACTGCAGAAACGGATATCTTTCCTGCGGCCCAAAGTTCAGGTCCACGAACGGCTTGATCAGATCGCGGTTGATCGTGATGGCAAGCTGCCGGCAGTCGGCGCGCAACAGCTCCAGACGGACCTCGTTATGGATTTTGGCCTGTCCGAGCGAGGAGCCGTCATCGGAGGTCATGGTCTGGCCAACGACAAGCTTGGAAATCTGCTTGTCGACATATTCAAGCAAGCCACCGAACACAGCCGAGCCGTTACTGCCGTTCACCTCATGAAACTCGATATCCATGCCGGCCGGGATAATGGCGGCGGCGTCATTGGCGATCGAGGCGACGGCCTTCAGGAGCGTACGCTTGTCCGCACCGCTGGCACCGGCATTGTATTTGCCGACGCGCAGAGGCATGCCGTAGACTTCCGAGAAGGCCGCCCAGTCCTGCAGGCCGAACTGCTGGATGAGATAAGCCCACGCCGCCGGCCGGGCCATGCCACGGCGGAGCGGAAGGCCGAGACGCGTGCGGGGAATGTGGCGGATGAACTTTGCCTGCGGCAGTTCCTCGCCCTCGATCGAGCCGTCAACCGCGAGCCGAAGGTTCCGGAGCGACAGCCGGTCCATCTGAAAGAAGCGGGCATCACGATCGAGATAGGCAACCGGGCGCAAGGCCTTGCGCTCGTATTCCCACATCATCTCGCAAACCGCATAGGATTTATTGATCGCGTCCGGTAAATGGCCACGCGCTTCAAGGAAGCCGTCATCATTGATCAGTTCCTCGATCGCCTCAACGATCTTGGCGGGAGCGCCGTTGGCCTCGATCGTCGGGTCGACACTTTCAATCGCCAGCCGGCGTGTCTGGAGCTGGGACGCATAGTGCAGATAGCGCTCCTCCATTTCTTCGGCGAGTGTCAGATAGGAGCGAGCGTTGCCCTCGGCCGCATCGCGCAGGATCGTCCCGAGGCGCTCAGGCGTGAGGCCCGTGGCCACACGTTCTTCATGCGTCCGGCGAACACCGGCAACGGTGGGCGTTGCGATCTCTTCCGACAGCGTCTTGAGAACGATCGGGCGGCCGTCAGGGCCGAGTATGGATGATGTGCGCGTGGTCACCAGTGCTGCCTTCCGTAATGGCCGTCTTCGTCGTCGTCATCGACGCTGTCTTCGTTGAGTGCGCTCGCCGCCGTGTAGGCGTATTCGAACCACTGCTGGCGGCTGGCGTAGTGGGCGAGAGCGAGTGCCACGGCAAAGTCGCCATGGCGCTTCTTGTTGGTCTCACCCGTGCGGGCATCAGGGATTTTCGGGATGCCCCTGATGACCTTGACCAGCCGGATGTCGCCGAGGTGCTCATCATCCTTCACCAGCTCCAGCATGCCATCTTCTTCAAAGGCCGCCTTGAGAGGTGGCATGTGAAGCCGGTACCAGTCCGAGTTACTGGTGAACTTGATCGGGTCGATCAGTCCGCCACCGCCTTCGGGGTCTCGGAAACCGAATATGCGGCCCATGTCCTCGGCGACCGTCCAGCCCATGCCGGTGGCATCGAAGGCAGCGCCAACAAGCCTCGGCGCTGACTTCAAGATCATGCCGGTGATCAGCTTCTGCTCATCACCTGGCACATTGCGCATCTCGACCGTGAGGGCGCTGCGCCGGCAGAGCAGCTTGTCGATCGACAACAGCTTGGCAACCGACAAGTCGGCCACGCGGCCGAAGTCGAAACCGAAGGCATGCTGCCGGTCCCGCCGCAGATTCTGCAGCGCTGCTGTGAGCTGAAGGAGACATGGTGCCATAAGAGTGGCGCGCTGCAGGCGGGAAAGCTGCAGATAGTTTGCGGGCAGCTCCAGCCGAATGATTGGAGCATCTTCCGGCTTCAGCGTCATGCGCGCTTCGATCAGGGGCGCGGGCAACCATGTGCCGCTGCCCTGCGTCGGGATGCAGAAAAGCTCCTCATCCGCGCCGTCGCCATAAAACTTGATGATGTTCTGGCGCCACTCGGCTTCCGCCTCGGCAGACCATTCCTTGCCGGTGACCAGACAAATACGCTCATACAGACCTTCGTTCAGCGCATCGTCAAAATCGATGCGGAGGTGCTTGTATGGTTTTCGCCCGGCGAGGATGTCCTGTATCTGCTCATTGAAATGGTTATCGACGCCGTTATGGGTCGAGCAGACCACAACCTGACCGCCCCACATGAGGAAGGCGAGCGCTGCCTTGAGCAGCTCTTTAAGGTTATCAACGAACGCGGCCTCATCGATCATGACCACGCCCTGCTTGCCGCGCAGGGAGCGCGGAGCAGACGAAAGGCCGATAATCTCAAAGCCGGACGCGAACTTGATCCGGAATGCCTGTATCGAACGCTGGCCTTCGTCGTCGCTATCGTCAAAGACCGTTTCTTCGATCTCGCCGGCAAGCTGATTAAAGGCTCGCGCCCACATTGCGCAGGCGTCGATAAATTCGCGGGTCATCTCCTGCGAATAGGAGATGTACATCACGTCCATACCGCCGGCGGCTTTGGTGCGGGCGGCCTTCAGGACCGCATAGGACGCAAATCCCCACGTCAGACCGATACGGCGGCTTTTCTCGACAAACAGCACTTCGCAGCCGGCGCTCTCAAGCAGCCCAACCGTGCGCTGCTGATAAGGCAAGAGCGCCTTGCGGCGCTCGATGCGATCCAGCACGGCGTCCGTAGACAGACGCCGGGCCTTGATCCATTCCTCTTTCGAGATAGGCCCGCTCATTTCGTCACTCCAAGGAATTGATCGAGAATTTCGCGCGCGCCCTGTTCGGTGATGCCTTTGCTCTTCACGACAGCGGAAATTGCCTGCTTTGCCCGCTCGGCAAGATCAGCCTCGACCTTCTGGCGACGGGCGGTCGAAACGCCCTGTGCTCGCGATGCAGAAAACAGGGCATCGGCAAGCGCCTTCGCGCCCTTCGGATCGAATCCGGCCTCGCCACCGGCCGTCACCAGTTCGAACACGAGCGTCTTGATCGCCTCGGAAGCGATCAGGGTGAGATCGTCGGAGGCGGCGGCATCGAACTTGCCGGCGAGCGTGGTGGCAATCTCCCGCGTCTGGTTGAGGCGCTGCGTCAGCGTTGCAAGACGGATCGAGTACCGGTTGAAAGCCGAAAACGAGGGAATGGTGAAGTCCAGCTCGCCGCGATACTCGCGATGCACGCCCTCAAGCTTGCTGACGAAATCCTGATAGATTTCCGTCTGCGTTCTTTCGCGCTTCTGCAGCTCCTCGGCCGCCCATGCGACGGCGTCAGCGCAGGCGTCGGGCAGCAGCTCGATTCCGGACAGGCGACCGCGTCCCATCATCACACCGCCGGCGAAGGACGCTTCACGCCTTCGAGAATGGCCCGGCGCTCGACGTGGTCGATACCGAGGCGGGTGATTTCAGCGATAAGGACGGTTCCGGCTTCGGTGTTGCGGACAGCACCAATGTCCGCCAGATAGCGAAGCTGCTGGCGAATCCATTCTCGCGATCGGCGATGGGCGAAGGTTTCGAGCACCGTTGAAAGGATGCTCTCGTTAAGGCGGCCGTCAGGCTGGTCGTTCAAAGCCCGCAAAATGACGAGGCGAGCATCAACGGTGAGATGCTGGTTATAATCGCTCATGCTGCCGCATTACCTTTCAGTAAAAAGTCCTCGACGCGATTGACGGTGCGCGCCACGCCGATCTGGCTTTCTTCCATGCGCCCGATTTTGCCGCTCAGCTCCGAGATCGACAGACGCATTTCCATGACGGCTTTCGCGTCGGGCAGATGCTTCATGTCGCTTTCGAGAGCTTGCGTTCGCTGGGCGATCGCGGTGATTGCCGCCATCATCGTCTTCTTTTCTTCAGCGTCCTGCCGGCGGAACTCGGCCAGATCGCTGGCGGTCTTCTTGGCGCCGGAAGTCAGCCACAGCCAGATGGTTGCTCCGACCGAAATCACGAGCGACACCAGCCCGAGCCAAGACCGTACGTTTTCCATGTCCATCACCGGTACCTTTGTTTCTGTTCGTGTTTGGTCTGGCACCGGATGCACCGGGTGGCGGACGGAAGGGCAAGACGGCGCTCGCGGGGAATATCATTCGGGCAGTCTTCGCACTGGCTGGTGCCGACGCTGCGCAATGAGAGGGAGGCAGCGGCGATACCTGCCTCCCGTTCCTGCTCGGCCCGCATGTCGGCCTGTTCGAAAGCAGCATTTCCACCGAAGTTCATGGGGTGCGCTTCCAAGTCTTGACCGCTTCCACCGCCTGCTTTCCGAACTCCTTCAGCGTATGGCCGCCCATATAGAGGGAGATGAACCAGCCGGTCAGCGTCATCAGCGTGGCGCTGTCGATCGGGTCGATATAGATGTCGAAGACGCGCAGAACCGGGAAAAGCAGGAAGGCGCAAATCCACAGAAACGCCAGCAGATACATCCAGCCCCAGCGCCAAGCGCTCTGCCAGAAGCCTTCGGCCTGCTCGGCCTGGAGGAGTGCGAACTGCCCCTGAAGGCCCTTTTCATAAAGGGCGATCAGCTCCGGCATATTGGCATTGACGTCGCTAACGGCTTCGCCGAGTTCGGCCTGATCAACGGTCGGCAAGGCTTCCGGCTCGACGCCGAGACGCTCGGCAACCTGATCGACTACGGTACCAGCAAGGGTCCCGGCAAGCCCGCCGACATGCTTCTCCAGCACGCCCTTGATGATGGGAGCGCCAACTTTCGTGGCGGCCGCGATGAGAATGGAGGTGATGGCTGCGCTCATGTCAGAAGCTCCGCAGCCAGCTCGCAAGACGCGGGGCCTTGTCGGCAACGCGCACAGCGATGATGTCCCGGTACTGGTACGCCTGCCATGCGAGATAGGCGACCGCGAGAACGGCAATGCCGCCGCCTACCCATGAAGCGAGATGATCGGGAACAACGGAGGTCGGATCGAGCGGCGCTGGCGTGGTCACCGTGCTTACGACCTGATCGCCGGCCGCGACGGTGGTGCTGGCAGCGGTCGTTACCGTACCAGTCTTCGCCTTGCGACGGGCGTCCAGTTCGCGCTGCAGGGTGGACAGCGTGGCTCGGCCGATCCTGCCATCAACGGTGAGATCATAGGCCTTCTGGAAAGTCTCGACTGCCGACCGCAGGATTTTGCCCGTGGCGAGGCCAGCATCAAAGCCGATGCTGGTGAAACCCTTCCTGATGTCCTCGATTTCGGAGGGCGTTACCGACACCACAAAGACCGCAAACCGCGTGGTCTCGGAAGTGGGCGTCAGGCCGACGACATTGATGTCGGCAGGATACTTGCCAAGCAGCAGGATGTCTGCCTCTTCGGCACGGCGGCGTTCAAGGCCGCGCAACACCTTGCCGCCGGCCTTCTTCCAGAGGCCGAGCCGCTGGCGAGTTTCGGCAGGTTTTCCGGCAAGATACGATTTCACCCAAGATGCCTTGAGGATCGCGCCCGTGTTCCAGTCGAAAGACACGCCGGCGTCGATCGCCTGTTCGCTGGCGCTTGCGCCGAGAGCCTTGACCACACGCGGCATGTAGTTTCGATCGACGGCAAGATCGAAAAGCCGATCGTTCTCCGCCTCGGTAATGACCATGCCGGCTTTCGGCACGATAACACCGGAGTCGGCGGTCAGGCCGGCACCGATCGTCCATTTGCCGACAGCATCACGATAGGCCTTTCTGACAACACTTTCGCGGGTGTAGATATATCTCCGCCCTCGCGGGCTGACGTTTCGAGGCATGAAAAAGCTCCAGACGCGGATTGCGAACTGGAGCGACTATGCGTTTTTCAGGATGAGCGCCGGGGCTGACAGGTGTCAGCCGAACCTAGAAGAGACTACCTTGGCCGTCATCTTCCTCTGCTTTCATGCGCCAAATCGTCCTTTCATGCAAGCCCGCAAGGCGTGCGGCCTCTCTCGCGCTCTTGCCTTCAGCCAGCGCCTGACGCGCTTTGCGCCGGGCATTCCTCATCACTGATACGGGGCCGAGGGGAATTACCTCTTTGCTGATGCCCTTTAAACGGCCTTCAGCGTCAAGGGTTGCAAGGCCACGGCAAATACGATCGGCCGTCTCAAGACCGACCAGCGTTGTCAGCCAGTGATCCGGCTCAGCGCGGGGCGGTATGGAGACACGGGTGCCGCCATGGCTTTGTGCGATTTCAAGGGCGACGGATGCGCCGGCGATATCGGCTATGTCGCCGAGGATGCCCGGAAGCGTGCTCATGTCGAGTCACCGTCCTTGCTCCTCAAGTCGCGGGAATGCCATTCGCGACGAAGAACAGTGGTCACCGTATTGCCCTGAAGCACCAGTTTGACGCCTTCGACGGTTACACCGCTCGCGCCAGCCTTGACGCCGTTGGCAACAAGTGCGGCAATGTGGTTGCGGAAATGAAGAACGTCCAGACCGTGTGCCCGCTCAAGATAACGAATGATCGCACGATCGGTTACGATGATTTCCGAGGATGTTGCTGCGATGTCATCGGCCATGATTGATCCTGTTCGAAATTTTGAGTTGCTCTTCGGTCAGCGCCTTGAGCCGCACTTCCAGCTCGATTCGTTTGTGTGAAAATCGCGGGAGCTTGGCAGCGCGTGCCGCCAGTTCGTCCCGCTTCGCCTGCAGAACGTCTATCTCCCGCTGCTCCGGCCAGCCGAAGAGCGGCATGACGGTCATAGGAGAGACGTCCCGGTTCATGGCGTCGGTGCCTCCGGTTTCCAGCGGATCAGGACGCCGGTGAACTTCGAAACACCCGGATGATTGGCGATCCAGAACCGGCCCATCGTCTCCCGCGCCGTCCGACCGTAGAGTTTGGCCGGATAGCTGTTGCCGAGCAGCTCGGGCGCGAAACCGTCACGGCGGGCGAACGCCTCGACCTCGACCCGGTGCAGATGCACACCGTCAATCACGATGCTGGCGATCAGCTCGTTGATGAGATCGCTCACCACAATCTCGATCGGAACGACATGGGTGCAGACCGGATCGGCGATGATCTTGCGGCAATATTTGGTGCGCATGGCCTCGTAGAGCTGCACGCGCTCGCCCGGCCGGGCATGGCGGTCGCGATCACCGCGCACCGTATGCCGTTTGTGGCCGCTCTCAATCTGCGGGCTGAAGTACTTTTTGAAACCATAGGCGACCATCACGCGCTCGCCTTCGTCTTCGGTGCACGGCGGCCGCGAATAAGCTTGCCGTAGTAATCCATGACCGTGATCCATTCTTTGTCGGTCACGGCGCGATAGGTGATGTCCTGATCGAGAATGCCGGTCACCGAAGGCCAGAAGCCATCGCAGAGCATGGATTTCAGCATGGCGTGCTGCGCGATCGCGATCTTGTAACCGTAACGCATGGTGTAGGCTTCGCAGGGCTTGCGATCAGCCCACACCACACCGGCCTCGCGGGCGATCCAGCTTTTCAGGGCCTCGACAACAGCCCTGGCATCGTCGGCGTTGTTGACCCACCGGCCGCTGTCGAGACCGGTCTGGCGCTTGACGAAAGCTTCCAGCGCCCGATCTTCGCGGTCTTCGACAATACCGAGATTGTAAGCCGCGATCCACAGCGATTGCATCTTCGGCGCATAGCGGCCGTCGAGACGACGGCGACCGTTGCGGCGCACTGCCACAGGCTTATAGCCGAGGCGGCGTAGCTCCTTCATGACAGCATCCTGTTGCTGCGCGTTCATCAGGGACAGGCGAGACTGTCCTGTCACGCGAGCGTAGATATCGCGCTGCGCGTTTTCCTCAGTGATACCGAGTTGGCGGAAACCGCCGAAAATTGCTCGTTGAATGCTCATGCTGCCTCTCCAAATTTTCCGGTTTCATCACCCCATACCGTCCAGCCCTTGCGGTTGGTCCGGCTGAAAAGCTCAAGCCGCCGGGCGTTCGGCATCAGCTTTTCGGCCTGCCGGTAGCCTTCCTCGGGCTTG